AATGTCTGGCGAATCCTCAACGTACGTCAAAGCTTCAAAGGTAGATTTATTTTGCATTTAATTGTTTTTTTACTGATTTACTTATGTCGTGGATATGTCCCTTGTAAACTCCAATTTTATCACATAATTCCTGTGGACGCATTGGTTTGTCAATCTGATGCCTAACATAACGATTAAGGTACTCCCAGCCAGCAAGTCTGTTGACCTGCTCGTCGATCCATTTTGGATCTAAAGTTATGTCATCCTCTTCCATTTTTATTTAACATAGCGATAAGATGTACCTACGTCGTCAGTGATAACCTCTACGTTAACATTCTTCCCAGGAAGTAAATAATTCTCAAGTTTCCTTGGGATAACCACTGGTACTTTCTTTTGAATTTCCTTGATGTAGACATACAGGTAACTTCTGTTTGGAGCCTTAGAGTGCACGACTCCACGAAGGATCTTAGGCGTAAGCTCAGGAATGTCAATTGCTTTCTCAAGCATTGCCTGTCCCTCTTCGTTAATCCATCGACCCTTGCCAACTCCAGTGACGGTATCCTCTGGTAGTTTACTTTCTACTAGCCCCGAAAGGTATTCTAGTTCTAGGTTATTTTCTTTTGCAATTATTGTTAATCTTTTCTTAGGCATATTAGTATCCTCCTTTATTTGTTCTGGTTGCTTGCATAGAGGAGTCAGTCATAAAGTCTGGACCTTCTCCACCGTTTGACATTCGCAGGTATCGGATCACGTCAAAGAAATCCTTTAGTGCTTCGTCTGATTTACCCTGCGAGTTATAGTTAATCAGGCTGTCGATAAGGTTTCCGCAGTCCTCGTGTATGTAGCACAGCGGTCGGTTTGATAAGTCTACCCCTGCATTGGGGTTATAGTTAAACCAGTCATCGAGGGCAGTAATGCCCTGCTCCTCCATTACCCCGCTTGACGGAATAAAGCTTAGACCAAAGTCATAGAAGGAAGTAAATAGGTCATCATTGTTTTCATTCTCCTTTGCAAAGAACCTAGAGTCACCAATGCGCTCGGTTACTTCAATGCCTAGGTCTTCTTCGATCTCCTTAAATAGCTCGCAGTATCCCTCTACGTTAAGGCCAACCTTCTTAGATGCAGGGCCATATCTCCACTTGGGGTCACCGAATATCGCCCATTCTCCGTAGGTACCACGGTCTGGCCACTCCTTTCGGATGTATACTTCCCCTAGCTCATTTACTCCTGCCCAGATAGCCGTGTAGTTCCTTGCACCAGCAGGGTCAACCACCTGATAGCAGGTGAACTCCGACTTATCCGAAATGTCGGGGAACTTCATCTTGTACTTATTCGGTTCTTCCTTGAGTACATTTACTTCTGTGTTGAAGTAAGGAAGCAAAGCATTTGCTGATTTAACTGGTACGCCGTAGGCACGTACCATTATCTCTGACTCAGGCTGGTTGACTAGGTCCTTGGCTATACGCTCGTAACCCCCAAAAGGATTCTCGTCTGAGTGCAGGTACACAACTCTTGCATCCCTGCCAGGGCTGTACTGCTCAACAGGTACCGCCCTGTTCTTTAGTAGTGCAGCGGGTCGGGTCTTTAACGTTTCAGCGTTCTTTAGGTATTCGGATATAAATGGTGTATATCCGTCAATCGGCGTAAAGCCGATAAGCATCTTAGAGTCACGAGTCGCAAGACGGAAACGCAGGGTGTTGACCAGTGCAGCGTCACCTAGATATTCGTCAAGCCATGCGCCGATATTCAACCCTATTGGTTTCTTGAACCCGAACTCAAAGCCTTCTAGGATCGTCTGGTTATTGCTGTACTGCGTGTAGGTCTTGAAGTCTACACGTGTCCTAGTATCTGGGAAGATAAACGAAGAAGCCGTGAAACCATTCTGCATAGAGTAGTTGATGTAGCCGTCTACGCTCTTGGTCTTTCGCTTGAACTCCTTGGGCATCATCTCCCATACGGCGGACTGCTGTACCTTGATGGAGGTATCTGCGTTCTGGGAAAAGCATACGATATGCCCGTCCATACTTTCCGTGACGGCTTCCATTAGCATCTTGGCGCAGCCAGTAGTCTTGCCCGATCTGTTGCCACCTAGTGCAAGTACTTCATTCTTTGTACGTAATCCCGTACGTATGCGGTCCCACCCCGCTAGGTCAAAGCCGTAGCGTATAGGGTCTTCCTCAGCTGCTTGTATACGTCCTTCGTGAGCCTCGTGCAGTGCAGCCAATAACTTAGGGTCCTGCTCACCAAGCAGGACTATCTCCTCGTCTGTAGGAGGTCGAATGATCGGGTGCTCTGTAAAGCTAATCGGCATTACTTACCTTTAGAATGAGGCTGCTCCGTCCTGGGTGCAGATGGTTTCTTACTCCAATCAATGTCGTCGTAGTTTTTACGCTGCTTTTCAGCGTTGTGCCCCTTGCGGGGGCCGCTTCCTTTAGTGCTCATCTTTTATGTCTATTACTTCTGCTTGTTTAAGTTTCTGGATTCTTTCCTTTGCTGCCTTGATTGTTTCGTCGTAGTCCTCCTGTGTAATGACCTGGCGGTCTTCAGTTATCTGCGTGGCCTCGCCACGAGCAGTGAATGCCTGCCTAGCTGCATTGGATACCGAGATAGAGATCTCCTTTAGGTCCCTGACCGTAGGCTTTAACTCCCCTGACTCTAGGTCTTCCCGCACTGAGTTAATTAGGTCCTCCTCTAGGCTAGACAGATTCAGGTAACTCTTTGCGGCAATCTTGCCGCTTAAGTCCCTGAACTTCCCTAGATGATCCGTGTAGTCCGACAGGACGCTGATGACTGTCTCCCTATCTATGCCGTACTTCTTAACAATCCTGGTCTGGCTGTTGCCAGTACTATACAGATAAAGGATCGAGGCTACCTTTTCGGGGTTGTGCCTAGACAGACTCCGCACCTGAGCGATCTCTTTCTTGTCGGCTACTTCCCAGATGGCCCCCTGGATCTCCTGCATCAATGCCTCTTTATTGCACGGGGAAGCTTGCTTCCCCTTATTGTCAGCTTCTTCTAGCATTTAAAAATTAAATGAAAATAAAACTTGACTGTCAATCTTATAGTTCATTAGACTCAAAGCATACTCCTTAAGGAGTCCAAGCCTTAAAGAGTTTCTTGCCCGTAGGGCAAAAGAAATAAGGCATCCCTAGGGACAAAGAAATCCTTAACAACACTCCTTAAGGAGTACAGGTAGCTGGTTGGGTATAGGGCTATGAGGGGGGTATTTTTTTATGGGGCGGTTTATGAATACACAGTCCAGACCAGCACGACGCAAGCAACCCCCTCCCCCCATCCACGGCTCCTCCGCAAGGGACATGACGCTACCCCGATCGGGCACGGCAAGGCACCGCAGAACCCCAGTATAAGCGCAGCTAATAGCAAGTCCGCAACCCAGCTCCCATAAGCCCAGCTAATACCAAGGGGCTTCCATTATCGTGAACAGCGCAGCTAAAGTCCGCAACCCAGCTCCCATAAGCACAGCTAATACCAAGGGACTTCCATTATCGTGAACAGCACAGCTAATCCCGTGGAATTTCACGGGTATGAGGTTAGTTTTTCTTCTTTGGAAGGTGAAAGGATTGGCAGCATAAGGAAATCTACTCTACTCTACTCTACCTTGCATACATAAGCACAGCTGATGCTAGGGACTCTTGTACTCCTTAAGGAGTGTTCGTAATAGCTACGGGGATATGGCAATAGGATAAGGAAGTCTTATGTCAGTATTCTAAGATAAGCGCAGCTGTCTGCTGCTTCTCAGCATTAGCGCATCTACTTAAAAGGGGGTGCCTACAGGGCACCTAAGAGGCTCTGTATGGCTTCCGACTTGGCTACAGGTATGCTGACCCTCGGCTGCTCCAAAAATGCCGTCAGTGGATTTCGCTATATATATGTTCACTAGTTTTTTGGCTAGGCTATGACCACGTTAGGAAGCTAATCACATACGTTAGGAAGGCGCAAATGAAGGTGCAAAAGTCGGCAGAGGTCGGCAGATGTCGGCAGCAGCCCGAGAAAAAAGATGCATATATAGGTAAAATAATTCCGAATCGAGTTGACAGTGCACGATCTATTCACATAATGGCAGTTGTAGTACAGTTCTTTTCCAGTCATCCGAGCCATCCCCGAGGGGGGTCGCCAGCCTCAGAAGTGCCTCACGGCTCTTGGCTGGTCGTTCCCCGACCGAGAGCCTCTCATGATACCAGCGCAAGCCACCGCCGACCGATGCGGACATACAACTCGGAGCTGCACCACAATGACGAGGAGCTAAGGATTCCCCCAGTATAGACAGCCGCCACATGGCGATAGAGTGACCGACACGCTCAATCTAACTAGCCTCTCAGCCTAACACGCTGAGGGGCTTTCTGGGTATAAGCAATCCGCTTACAACTAACACACACATATATACAGACTATGCTCACACGAAACCAACTCCAAAGCGACCTCATCGCAAATCCTCAATTTCTCACCATCGTGCAAGCGGTGATCTTCGACGGTCAACGTGTTTCAATCGGTGAAGTCATCGACTGGGCGCACGCCAATTGGGCAGAGTTTGCCGACATCGCTGGTATCGAAGAAGAATCCAAACCAGCCAAGGAAATCGTAACAAGCGCACAAGGGCGGGCTTTGAAGGCCAGCTTGACCGAAACACTTGGCCAGTCGGTCAGTGTCCGTAAACGTGGCAAATACAGCTTCTCAGTCGATGCACTGGGCTCAAGCGACTCAGATATCCGTGAAGCCATCACCTCCAGAGGATGCAATATCGAAAAGACCATCGCTGGCCAATTTGGGACTGCGGGCATCTTTGCCGATGACCTGCTTTATGTAGTAACAATCTAAACCACCAACGCATACAAACTATGAAACCAGATTACACTACGATCTACTATAAGATGCACACGCTCGACGGCGACACCATCAAGGGCGAGTCCAACTGCTTTGAGGCGATGGTCATGCTGTACCGCCAGAGGCTTAAGAAACGTGCCAAGCACGACAGGGCACAGCGTGGCAGCCTGCAGTACAGGTTCCCGCACACCGAGTACGTCAAGTACTAGTTATTAACAGCCTCCCAGCCACAAGCTGGGGGGCTTTCTGGGCAAAGCACATCTGCTTCAACTAACACCTAGCACATACAAACTATGGAAACGCACATCAAAACAATCAACGGGTACCTCTGCGAAGTAGAGATCGACCCGACCGAAGATCCCAGCACACAAGGATTCGTATCGAGGGGCAGCGCATCTGGCAGCCTGCAATCAGCATTCGATCAAGGGTACATCACCACGGCAGGTGGTGCACGTCAATACGAGATCCCAGACAGCATCCTGCACCGTATCGAAGACTGGGCGTACTCAGTCGGATATTAACCTTGCAGTACACAACAGCAGCCTCCTAGCCATCCGCTAGGGGGCTTTCTGGGTAGCAGAGCTATCCTAGCACTCGCAACCTAACAAAACGCCGCACAGCGGCACACAGCGGCACTAAACTATGAATAAGCAAATAACAATCGAGCAAAACCAATACGGCACCTACTCAGTCTATGAGTTTGGTGAGTATCCACAATCATCCGTACTAGCAGGGCAAACACTCAAGCAGTTCCTAGATATGTACGACACCGCCGAGGAAGCAGCACAGGAGCATCCCAGCGCAGAACTTTGCTATCGGGACGCACACAATCACTTCGACCACCTATAAACTATGGACACTAACTCAAAAAACATACATACCGCCTGCAACATGGCAGAAGAACTAGTCGAACTCCAGATGGGCGACCGCCCGACATGGAGCATCGACCACTTCGACGGCTCAGAGTCATTGACAGAAGATGCACAAGACCTCTTCAATGACATCTATCACATCGTAATGATTCACCTAGAAAAACATGACCAATAAAAACTCCATCAGAAACTTCCTCCTTTGCGCTCGCATACTGCGAGCCGAGGGCAAGGGACTAACAGTCAACCGCAGTCGCTACGGTGGCTGCACGGAGCTGCGAGCTAAGCAGCACGGGACTACGGACAGCGTAGTTCTTTACATGGGCGTACGTGGCGACATCAGTTGCTCCGTAGCCTTCACCCGATAACCAACACCGAGAAATAACCTATGAACAAATACAAAACAGAACTATTCGACGTGACCTTCAACGAGGGTAAGGTGCTGGGGTGGCGGCACGTTACGATCACGCATCGTAAGCACGATGACTACCTAGATATGTTCGACCTTGGGGCAGTCTGCACCGAGGTCGATATACTCCTTCAAAATGGAGCCATCGACGCAGTCGAAGCCATCAAGATTATCCGCAAGGCTGCCGCCTTTTTTATCCTTGGACGTACTCCTTAAGGATTCCCTTTTTCCTTTACTCTTCCCCCATTCTGGGGGAGGCTCCTTAAGGAATACATTCTTAATTCTAATAACCAAAATAATAACGTCAAGCAAAATTATGAGCACACAAACAGACACCCAAGACCTAGTAAGCCTACTCACTGACTTTGAAGAAGGTCAGTTAAATTCATACGATACCCTGCAGCTCTTCGGAGGGCTGATCAGCACGGGTACCATCAACAGCCTGCAAGGGTACTACCAGCGCACGGCACGTGACCTAGTAGACGCAGGTTACCTGTCCAACGAAGGGGACGTGCTATGAGGGCACTAGCCTTTATCCTCCTGCTCGTGGGCACTAGCCTCACGGGCACGGGTGAGACCCTAGATCGTGCCATACAGGCACTCATACAAGTCGAGAGCAACGGACGTAGCTCCGAGATCGGGGACGCAGGCAAAGCCTACGGCATCCTCCAGATTCACGACATAATGATTCAAGATTACAACAGGATCACAGGTGCCAGCCTCCAGCACTCAGATGCCTTCGATGCACAGACATCAGAGGCGGTATGCCGTACTGTCATTGGCTACTACCTACAGGACATCGAACACCCTACGCTCAAGCACGTTGCATTCATCTGGAACGGTGGCGGCGGGGCACGGCACCGAGTCGAGCACCCTCGGCAAGATGCAAAGCAAAGAAATCTCAATGAGTACTACCACAAAGTACGCTCAGCCTATCACCAACAACAATAATACTATGAAAGATTACATATTAGTAAGGAAAGGAATACCAGTCGAGCAAGACGTTATATACGCAGCCGAATCAGTCGTTGACCTATTCAATGACGGCTTCTACCTTGAGGATGACGAACAGTTCATCGAGTACAAACCTAACAACCAACAATAATACTATGGAACAAATACTAATCAACACCTACCCAGCAGGGGTAGCCAACAAACTCGGGCAGGACGTAATGGTTCAACGCCTTAATAGCCTCAACCGATTCGATGACTGCCTTGTCGTTGACCTAGATGACGGAGACAAGTACTTCGTGCACCCGCAGTCGCTACCACAGCGCAGCGCAGAAGAGATCCTTAACTTCATTCAAGAGAAGCACCTGCACATCGTGTTCAACACAGACGTAGACGGGAACTTCAACGTGGTCGAGACGTACTCATTCGAGGACAGGATCGACGAAGTAATCCCGACTACTTCTCTGCGGGATGCCGTCAACTACTTGATGGACATGGACGCAGACGAATTATAATTGACAGGTCATAAGGTGAGCCATTCAATCTCTGGATGGCTCACTTCTATGACTGCAATGACACACTGGATGCCTTCCTTCGGGATGACATCACTACCGTAGCACAGGCTCGCAAAGTCCGTGCTATTTTTCCGTCCGTTACTACTGTACTTGGCATCTGCAAGGATGAATTTCTAGACAGCATCTACAAGCCAAGCAAGATGGTCGAACTGGGACGTGAGCACCCTTACCTGCACTGGCGGGAGATCGAACGCCTATGCTACGGGATGCGCAAGCACCCTACCGATGGATCATTGATACCATCCTCTGAATTTGGCACCGCCGTGCATCACCGCATCGAAGAGTTAGTACAGGCTCAGCTTCACGGGCACGAGATCGGGGAGTCACCATACCAAGAATGGGCGGCACCATTCCTAGAATGGATGCAGGTCTGCGAAGTTAAACCGATTGCCACCGAATGCGTAGTGGCAGACAAGCTTATCAAGATCGCAGGAAGCGTAGACTTCATTGGCTATGACAACGAAGGTAAGCTATTCCTAGCGGACTACAAGTGCCGCACCAATACCAAGGGCAAGGCCAAGGT